TCACTGGTGGTTATTTGATCGCTCCGGAGTATAGAATAGCAGTCAATGTGCGTCCAGGTGATCTACTTCTGATCAACAACCATGAAGTGATGCATGGCAATACTCCAATTGTGTGCGAGGAAGGTTCTGAGCGTATATCACTGGTTGTTTACTTCCGCGAGAAGATGCTTGAATTGGGTTCCAAAGAATATGAAGATTGTCGTTATGCTTTCATTGAATCTCGTAGAACTAACAAAGATCATCCACTTCAACGCAAACTATGGAATGGTGTTAGTCCAGGATGTTTCTTATCGGATGAATGGAAAGATTATCTAGTCACTAATCTTGGTGTCGAGAAGGCAAGAAAATATGAACCAGAGTTGATGGAAGAGAAAACTTCATTGGAAGACTTCTTTTAATGTGTTCAGTCATTGGTGCATTGATCAAGAATCCGAAGAAAGAACATTTTGACATGATCAGAAAGGTATTCCTTGAATCTAGAATTCGAGGGTTACATGCCACTGGAATGTCTATTCTTCTTAATGACAAGATCTTAACATTCAAGGAACCAGTACCGGCAAATAAATTTATACATCTAGATGACCTGGAGGAAATGGTAAATGAAGATGGTAACCTATACCTCATAGGTCATTGCCGGTATAGCACCAGCGATTTAGAATTCAATCAACCAATTTATAATGAAACCTGTTCCGTTGTTCATAATGGAGTGATTACCCAAGAACTTTATGAGGACTGGGAACTGCTTCATGGATATACCTGCGAAGGCAAGAACGATACTGAGTTGTTGTTGAGATCTCTTGCTGACTACTCACCTTTGGAACATTGGAAACAATCCTCTATGTCTGTCTGCGAATTGCATATTGATAAGAAGTTGAGAGTTTATCGTAATGGTAAGCGACCTTTATATTTGACTAATATTCAAAATGGTAGTATAATTACATCTACTAGAGATATTTCCAGTAGAGCAAATATTGGCATTGCAACTGAGATCCCAATGAATACTTACCTTACGATAGATTCAGATCTATCAATAGTTGAGAATGTTATCAGTAGTTCTGCGATTGATCTACAAAATTATAATGGGGTTTGAATGTATAGTATTTCTGAATTTAGTTATGGCGTTGAATTAGAATACGGGGATTCATATCGCTTTTGTGAACTGCCGGATGGTGCCACTTGGAATGCCAAAGATAATACGTGTGTAAGTACCACTGGTATTGCCAATGATCCAGATGGCAAACTGTATGCATATGGTGGAGAAATTAATACTGCACCGACAATGACTATCGCCGAACAAATTGATCATATCGCAAGAATCAATTTGGCACTCAGTCCTGCTCCAGTCATAAACTACAGAAGCAATCTTCACATACATATTCGTGTTCCCGAATTACACAATGATCTGGAGTCATGCAAGAGACTATTGAGATATGTTGATCGGTACCAACAGCAAGTATTTGATACTATCCAACCTATTCCAACACCAGACAAAAATACTCTGCCACCAGATGTATATGCATGGGAATTGAAACGAATGAAGAGGCGGTATAGATCCCATCAAAACGTATTACCAAAGAAACGAGTTGCCGCAATGCTCCAAGCAACAAATGTCAAGGAGTTTTTCGAGGAGCATGCACATCGTAACGCAGCGGGTCAACCATCATGGTTCCAATGCCCACGGGCAGGAATAAACTTACGGCAAATGTGGGAAGAAACAAATACAATAGAATTCCGTCATTTCCCTGGTACCATGGATATGGTTGAGATGGAATCTTGTTTACGGTGGTGCCAGCAATTTCTAAATGCTGCACTCAATGAAGATGATCTTTCTCCCCGTGAATTCCACGCATTGGATATATGGAAATTCCCAGAATTCAAACCATATGAATTTGAAACAGAACAAATCTATCAGTGGACCAACTTCGATAACAACATCAAACGAGACATTGAAAAACGATTAACTGCACTACGAAAGGAAATTGATATTGATGCAATTGGAATAACAACTGCCAAAGATGTCTTTCCAATCATGAAAAAATTACAGGAAGTCGGGTTCTAATGCCAAATGAGGTAAATATGCAAATACATAATATAAATGAACATAATAATTTTATATCTGGGTGGTATATTGATCCATCTCTTTGTGATGAGATTATTGATGCGTTTGAACAACATCCAGAGTTACAGTATAATGGAATGTTAGGTACTCCACCTAGACTTGATACATATAAAAAGGATAGTGTAGATTGTTATCTGGGAAATTTTCCAGATTTAAAACGCAAGTATATCTCCATGCTTCAACCATGTGTAAATTTGTATATTGAGAAATATGGGTTTGTAAATGAGCATGGTCCATGGACTTTAACACAAGAAATTAACATACAAAAATATAAACCTAATGGTGGTTTCCATAAGTGGCATTGTGAGAGGACATGCTTTGCTCAGCCGAATGTATCTTTGCATTTAGTGTTCATGACATATTTAAACGATGTGGAAGATGAGGGAGAGACAGAATTTTATTATCAAAAACTTAAAATTAAACCAGAAAAGGGATTAACTTTAATTTGGCCAGTTGATTGGACTTTCACCCACAGAGGAGTGGCATCTAAAACACAAACCAAATACATTACCACAGGATGGTTTAATTTCGTTGAAAAAATATAAAATTACAGGAGACAGGTCTATGAAGGTATTGTTTGTTTGTCATGGTAATATCAACCGCAGTGCTGCCGGAGAAATTATCCTACAACGGTTGCAACCAACATGGGAAATCAAGAGTGCTGCCCTTAAAGATACTAAGGGTGGAGAGATAACTGCCAAGAAGATGCGGGATGCATTAACTGAGATGGGATACCCAGGTGAAGGTCTCCGCTCCACCCCAATAAGTCAGGAGTTGATCGATTGGTCGGACGTTATCTTCTATATGGATACAAGCAATGAAAAGAAATTGGAAGATAAGTTTAGTTCTTCTGTGTTCAAAAAGGCAATTCGAATTAGTAACTTGATTGGTATACCTAAGATCCCCGATCCAAATTTTGCGAAGGGTAATGAGTTACACAAACAGGTTATTACAATGCTTGAAGTTGCTCTTGGAAAATATATCGATGGACTATCGTCTTAAAGAAAATCGCAGAGAAGCATTTATCCGCTGGTACGCATGGTCCTTACAGTATAAGGATTGTGATCCAGCAGTGTGGGCAACCAATTACTTAAATGATCGTTACGAGCATAATGATGAGCAACGTCTTTGGTTGTGTTGGTTATATGGCAATACCTATTATCTACCAACTGCTTGGGTGTTGTTAAACGAATTTCCCGACTTTGAATTGGCCACTGTTGATCGTGTGACTCAATGGAACACTACCAACTACAAACGTCTTCGTTATCAAACAGACACCAAGTGGAACAAAGGTCATCTGCCAGAGATGTTTGCTTCGTATCAAAAGTTTATCGGCAACAAATCACAACGTGAAGTATTGGAGAGTTATTATGGAGACAACGAGAGCAGAAATTTTGACAACCTGTGGACACACATTAAAGGCGATCTGCATAAGTTTGGTCGTTACTCCACTTGGTTTTATCTTCAGCATCTTAAGCATACCGCTGGTATTCGGATCAATCCTACTTCTCTTATGTTGGATGACTATTCTGGTTCTCGCTCTCATCGTAATGGGTTGCTTTATGCCCTCGGCAAAGATGACCTTTGTGATACAAAACTTACTAAGTCGGAATATGCTGGTCTTGAAAGCGAGTCAACCTCAATCCTTATGGAAACGAAATCCCGTTTCCCAGATCTAGCAGATCTGGTAGATTTCTTCACTATGGAAACTGCGCTGTGCGCGTTCAAAAAGATATTCCGTGAACGTCATGGCAGGTATCTGGGATATTATCTGGATAGACAATCAGAAGAAATTAAGAAGGTGGAATCGGATGGGTGGTATGGTATTGAGTGGGAGGTTCTCTGGCAGGCACGGGATGAAACTCTTGATACTAGACTTGCAACCAATAATGACATTGCAAAAGAAAAGTTTACTTATTTTGTGAACTCAGGTAGAATAGAACATATGGATTGGATGTTTGATGATGAGAAACCTATACAAATTGGATTGGAGGCATTTCTATGAGAAAGATTATTGCTATCGGTGGAGTTCCTGGAACGGGTAAGACAACCCTGTTCCGTAAGTTTATGGAAGGTAAAACATGGGAACGGCGATCCCCAACAAAATTAGTTGAAACGCATTATTGCACAGAACTTGATTTACATATTTTAGGAAAGTATGAAGAGGGTGAAACCTATGCGGGAACTGATAAACTAGGAATGTCTTGCCAACCAAATATGCAAAAATGGATTGAAAGTATAAATTCAAATATCCTTTTTGAGGGAGATCGATTAACGAACAGCAAATTTTATAATTTTCTACTGGAATTACCAGATACCGAAGTGAAGTTTGTCATCTTGAAAACCTCTAAAGATATTCTACAAGATAGATATATCACTAGAGGTTCCAATCAATCTGAAGTTTTCTTGAAGGGTAGAGACACTAAAATCGATAACATATTGTCAAATCTGGAATATATGGATACAATAATAGAATTTCGTAATGAAACTATGCAAGACCAAGCAATCATATTGTCGTATCTCGAAGAACATCTGTTTTCCGTTTAATCCACGACAATTTTTTTAAATTGGACATTTTCTGTTTGGTTTCGGCAGAAAGAGTTCTGCCTTTATTCCTATCGGATATTTTCTGTTTAGTTTCAGCAGAATGAGGTTTGCCTGGTTTGCCTTTCTGAGCATCAGATATTTTCTGTTTGGTTTCAGTGGAACGAGGTTTGCCTTTCTTAGCATCAGATATTTTCTGTCTGGTCTCGACTGACATATTTTGTTTTGAGGCAGACATTTTTTGTTTACTTTCAGCAGAATGAGTTTTGCCTTTCTTAGCATCAGACATTTTCTGTTTGGTTTCAGCAGAAAGAGTGGTGCCTTTCCTTGGACTAGGACCACTATTTCTAAACTGTTTATGTTCACCTAGATGATACCGTTCATTCAACAGTAATGGGTTTTCCCAATTATCGAATATCAACTGCTGTTCAAATGTATATGCGTGACTTGAATCAAAGAACTCCGCAACAATGGTCCAGGTATAATTCTCCCAATCTGGTCTAACTTTCGTAGATGAGGTCTTATATTCAGGTAAATCTAGGTGGGATGGTGTGTTTAGTTTTACGTTTGCCATCCTATACCCAATGTAAAACTGGTTGGTTTCTTTGTGGGTACATATGTATACGTATGGTACTGCTTTGTCGGACGAATAAATAGTCATGCTGACTCTCCTTGGTGGGTTAGAGGTCTTGGATGTTTCCGCATCGCGAAGACCATTTTTATTGATTTGACTTTATACCCAGTTTCAGGTATACTATTATTTATAAGAAATAAAACTTCAGAATGGAAAAACTTGAATATAACTGCCCCTATTGTTACGAATGGGTGCTTAAAACAGACTTTAGGAGTCATCAACTCAGTCATTGGAACGATCCCAAGGTAAACAAATCTCCGGATACATTGGATGAACTGAAACAGAGATTTATTTTGATCGGAGGGTGGGATGAGAGGTAAGAAATTATAAATAGGTAAGGTCATCATTGTTTTAGGAGTGCTACATGCATAACTATTTTATCAATAACGATGTGAATTTCCTTGATATAGTCGATTTAAAAGGTTACCCGTTCAACCCTGTTTACGTCACCAAATTTCTACAGAGAACAGATATAACAGATACCATTGCTCTGAACAAATACTTCTCCAAGTGGCGCACGAAGTTCCAGTTTGAAGAACATAGCAAACTTAGGAATCAAGACATAGTGGTATCTGCCCAGTATGATTATGAAGTGAACAGCATATTGATTTTCGTATCAAGCAAGAAAGGCATCAAGTTTGTGAACATGACTGATGCCAAGAAATCAAAGTTGGGATATGATATTATCCTGGCAGTCATGCACGAGATGGTACATAGAAAGCAGTTCCACCATCGTCATGGCTATAATGATTATCACTATGAATTTCGCAAGACTGGTGATAAGAAACTCGATCAAGAATATACCTATTACAGTGATGTGGACGAGGTGTTTGCCTATGCCCACTGTATCTATTCAGAGTTGAAGACAGAGTATCCTGATCTAAGCATTGCAGAGATACTGAAGAAAA